GCGGCGAGCATCCCGGCGGCGGGTGAGTTCCAGCGGCTTGAGGCATCATTGCGCACGGTGGGCGGATCCGCTCAGCTCGCCGCGGCGGAGTTTGAACTGATCAAAGAATTTGCGCTTGATACGCCTATGACCGTGGAACAGGTGACCGCGGCATTTATCAAGCTCAAGGCCATGGGTTTGAATCCATCCATGGAGGCCTTGAGGAGCTACGGCAACACCGCCGCGGCCATGGGCAAGTCCGTGCAAGACATGGTGGAGGCGGTGGCGGATGCGACCACCGGCGAATTTGAACGCCTCAAGGAATTTGGCATAAAGTCCGCTCAGGAGGGCGGCAAGGTTACGTTCACGTTCCAGGGCATCAAAACCACCGTTGCCAACAATGCACAGGAGATACAAAAGTACCTGTTGGCAATTGGTAACACCAAATTCGCAACCGGCATGGCTGAGCAAAGCAACACGCTGAGCGGCGCCATTGATGAGCTAAGCGACAATTGGCAGATATTTCTGGCAAACCTTGGGAATAGTGGACCGGTACAGGCCGCGACCGCGCTGATACGGGCGCTGGCGGATGCGATTTCCGGCCTCAACTCCATGCTGTTCCCGTCCATCAAAGAGCAAATCACCGCCACCCGCGGCGAGGTGGAAACCCTCCGGCGCGAAATCGCGGAGATGGAAAAATTTCCGGACGCCTATGGGCCGGAGCTGGAGGGACGCCGCAAGGTGCTGGCGGAGCGGGAGAAATCCTTGGCGGCGCTGGTCAAGGAACAGGCGGAGCGCGAAAAGCTGATTCAGACCTCCCGCACCCAAACAAAGGTGGAGGAGGAGCTGGATGAGGCCACCAAGAAAGAGATTGAGCGCCGCAAACAGGTGACCGACCGGCTTGATATCGAATGGGATGAGCGCAACCGGCTGTTACAGGCCACCCGCGAGGGCAAGGCCGCGGTGATCGCGCTTAACCGTGAGCTGGAGGGTGAGCGCGCCATCAGGGAGTTTTTGGGCACCACGAACAACAAAGCCGCTCACCAGATGATGGCGGGCAACAAGGCCTTGGCCGAACAGGCGCGCAAGGTACAGGACGTGGCGCGCGCCAACTATGATTTGAAGATTGCAACGGATGAGGTGACGGAAGCACAGAAAGCCGCGGAGGAGGCGCGTAAGAAAGCCGCGGAGGAGGCCGCACGGGCGGCGGAAAAGTACGCCAACGATATCAAGCGGGAGTCGGAGAAGATCAGCACGGACGTTGCGGAAAATCTCTATGACTCGCTGATGGATCCGGGCAAGGCAACCTCCGTGCTGGATTTCTTCAAAAGCCTGTTCAAGAGGATTGCCGTGGCGGCGCTGGCAAACAGCATAGTGCTACCCATCGCCACACAGGTGGTTGGCGGCATGCCAAGCCTGTTTGGGGTGTCCGGATCGCCCGGCGCCGGTGCGGCGGGCGCCTCCAGCGGCATGGCGGGCGGTGCTGGCAACCTCCTCACCAGCGTAGGGGGCCAATACGTTCAATCCTCCGGCATCATGGGGGCCGGCGGCACGCTTTCCAGCATCATGGGGTCCACGCTGATCAACGGCACCACCACCGGCGCAATCACGCAATCCGGATCCCTCGCCGCCGCGTACTCCGCACCCTCCACCATCGCCGGTTCCGCCGGTGGCCTCACGGTGGGTGGAGCGCTTGGCGCCGCCGGCGTGGGCTTTGCCGCCGGTGGCTTGGTGGGCGGGTGGTTGGGCAATAAGACCGGCTCACGGGTGGCGGGGGGCGCTGGCGGCGCCGTGTCCGGAGCGGCGGCGGGCGCGGCGCTTGGCTCCGTGGTGCCCGGCATTGGGACACTAGCCGGCGCCATCATTGGCGGTATCTCCGGCCTCCTGGGTGGCGTGTTGGGCACGGCCACGCCTCCCTCCAACAAAGAGGGCAATGCGACATACAACGTTGCCACCGGCCTCACCACCGTGGGCGGTTTGACCGGCAAAAAATTCTCACAGGAAAACAGGGATGCGGCGCAAGGCGCGGCGGAGGCCTATGGGCAAATAGCCCAACTCTTGGGCGGCTACTCCGGCCAACGGATGCGCGGCGATGTGTTCGTTGCCATGGGGGACCGCGATGGCGTGCGGGCGCGTTTCGACGGCTCCAGCACCAGCTTTAAGCGGGATGAGGCCGGCATTGCCCAAATGACGAAATGGTTCGTGGGCAAGTTCACGGAACAGCTTGGCGCGGCGCTCAACAGCGACATCGGCACAGCGCTCCGGCACATCGATTTCCGCGACCTTGAGCGCGCCATTGCGGATATCAACTTTGCCGGCGCCTTTCAGGACTCGCTCACCGCGCTCCGCGGTGATGTGGGGCTGTTTGATGAGGTGACCACCAGCACCAAGGAAGAGGTGCGGGCGCTCACCGAGCAAATCAACACGTTCCGCGAAACCACCGTGCGGCTTGGCCTCAATGCGGAGGAGGCCTTTGGCGCCACAAAGAGTTTCGTGGAGGGCTTGCTTGGCATCCGCGAGATGCGCGCGCCGCTCACGGAGGCGGAAACCGCCGTGGAGCTGTTGCGCGTGCGCTTCGGTGAAATGGGGCCATTGCTGGCGGCGGTGGGCATTGATGCGGCGGAGGCGGCAAAGGGGCTTGAGCGCGCGATTGGCACGCTCCGCAATGACTTCGTGCGGAACCTGGACCGCGAATTTAATGATTTGGCGGGCAAGGAATGGCTGAATCAAATCGATGACGCCTTTGCCACGCTGGCGCTCAGGCTCCGCGATGCCGCGGCGCTTGGGGGTGGCGGCGCGGAGGCCATGCGAAACAACCATGCCGCCATCAAAAACATTTTGGCGGAGCTGAGTGATGAGGATTTGAGCGAGGCGGCGGCGCGCTACGGCGGCGATATCGCGGCGCTGGCGGAGGCCATCCGGGCGGCGCGGGTGGTGGCGGAGGAGGCCGCGCCCGCGCTTGGGGCCGCCGTGATGGACGTGGCCGGGTTCCTCGCCACGCTGAACCGGGAGGCCAACGAGTCCAGCGGGCGCGGCTACATCAATCAGATTTCGGATCAGTTCGCCAAGCTGGGCGATCAGATGGCGCTTGCCGCACAGGCGGGGGCCGGCGCCGATATCGTGGCGGCCAACAATCACCGCGCCTTGACCACCCTTCTAAGCTCGCTCACGGATGCGCAGCTCAGCGATGCCGCGGCGGTGTTCGGGGGCGGCATCGCGGCCATTGCGGATGCCGTCAAGGCCGCGCGCGCCACGGTGGGCGAGGCGGCGCCGGTGGTTGAGCAAGCGCTGTTCGATGCGGCGGGATGGCTCCGCGACTTGGGCCGCGAAGGGCTTGAGCTTTCCGGCGCGGGGTACGTGAATCAGATTACCGATCAGTTCGCCCGGATGGGCGAGCAAATGGCTATTGCGGGGCGCGTGGGTTCCGGATCCGCCGATGTGCTGGCGAACAACCACATGTCCATGCTCAGGATCATGGAGGCGCTGAGCGATGCGCAGCTTGCCGACGCGGCAAACCGCTTTGGCGGTGGCATCGCGGAGATTGCCCGTGGGCTGATCGCCGGGCGGGCGGCGAGCTTGGCCGCGGCGACGGCGCAGGAAGCCGCGACCGCGGCGGCGGAGCGGGCGGCGCAAGTCCAAGCGGATGCCGTGGAGGCCGCGCAGGGGCGGGTGGACCGCGCCCGCGAGGCGGTGAGCGAGGCATACCAGCGGGAAATCGATGCGCAACAGGCGCTCGCCGATGCCGCCCGGACCACCGCGGACAACATGAGGCGGTTTGCCACGGGGTTCCGCGATTTCCGCCAATCGCTCAATACGTCGGAGTTTTCCCCACTCTCGCCGGTGGACCGGTATAACGCCGCCAAGGCTCAGTTTGAGGCCGTGGCCGGGAGGGCATCCGCCGGCGATGAATCGGCCATGGCTCAGCTTGAGCAAGTGAGCCGCGATTTCCTGACCCAAAGCCGGGCCTACTTCGCCAGTTCCGCCGCGTACACGTCCGATTTCCAACAGGTGCAGCGGGCGCTGATACGGGCGGAATCCAGCGCACAGCATCAGGCCACCGCGGCGGATCGGGCGCTTGCACAGGCTGAACAGCAAACATCGCTCCTAACCGCACAGCTCAACGCGGCACTTGGCACCACAAGCGCGGTGCTCAGCGTGGCCGCCGCCGTTCAGGAGCTATCCGCGGCGCTCCAGCACCAAACACAGGTGGCCGGCGGCGGTGTCTCCAATGATGCCTATGTCCGCTCGCTGTATCAGGGCGTGCTTGGCCGCGATGCGGAGGCCGCCGGCCTCGCCCACTGGACGGGACTCCTCGCCGGCGGGATGAGCCGGGCGGAGGTGGAATCCCTGATCAAGGCATCCGCGGAGGCCAAGGCACGCGGCTACGCGCTGGGCGGCATGGTGTCCAACGGCACGTGGAACCGGGACTCCGTTACCGCCATGCTGGCGGGCGGCGAGTTCGTGACTCGGGCGCCAAGCGTCAACTCCGGCACGCTCGCCACGCTCAGCCACATCAACCGCACGGGATCCGTGCCGGCCAACGATACCGGCGAAATCCGGGCTCTCCGCGACGAAACCCGCCGGCAAACCATGGCCTTGCAGGACGGTTTCCAGCAATTGCTCAAGCTCACGGAGCGGCAAACCCGCGATATCGCTGACCTTCGATCCGCGCAGCGGCGGGGGGCGGCGGCGTGATCTACCTTATAGAGCTGGACGCCTATGATCCGGCCTTGCCGGGCCTCCGCGTGCTCCGGTACTCCTCCGGCATTGGATACGTGGGCGAGCTGGCGAGCTGGGACACCACCGCCCGCACCAACGTGGTGCTGCAATCCAACACGCTCACATCAACGCCATGGGCGGGCACGGGCGCCAGCACGGCCTCCGCCACCAGCACCGCGGCGCCCACCGGCGGCACGGGCGCTTACGCATCCGTGTCCTGGGCGAATGGCCAATGGTCGCAAACCGCCAGCGTGCCGGAGGGTGGCACCTATGCCGCCTCCGTTTATGCCCGGCGGGGCAATCAGCCATGGGCCGTGCTGGAGGTATCCGCCACAGGCGCCAGCACCGGAGGCCGGGCGCTGTTCTTTAACTTCGATACGGGCGAGCTGAGGTTTTCGGCGGGGGCATCCGGCGCCGCGGAGGCCATCGGGGGCGGGGCCTATCGGCTTTCGCTCACGTGGGCGGATGATGGCGCGCCGGCGGATGCGGCCTTGGCGGAATGGGCGGCGGGGCTGATCCCGCTTGGCGGCACGGCGCTTTATTGGGGCGCTCAGCTTGAGGCGGCGAGCGCTCCAACGCCGCTGATCCCGACCACCACGGCGCCGGCCTCCGCCTCCGGCACCACGCTTGATCCGATTTCCGGCACGGCGGCGGAAAGCTTTTTCGATCCGCGGATTATCGAGCCGGGCAACTTCGCGCGCGCCATGTTCGCGCCCGGCACCACGGGCGGCCAAAGCACGGTGGGCGCGGGGGAAATCGTGCTGGCAAACCCGGATGGCGCGCTTGATTCCTTGCTGGATTACGGAGTCGACGGGCGGCAAGTGCGGATTTACACCGTGCCCGACGACTCCACGCCGTACAGTTCAGCGGTGCGGTGGGCAACCGCCACGGCGCAACAGGTGGAGGTGAGCTGGGAGCGGGTAACCATCCGGCTCCGTGACCGGCTGGAACTCCTCAATGTGCCGCTGCAAACCACGACATATGCCGGGACCACCATCAGCGGCGGCCTGAACAGCGCGGAGGGCCAGCCGGAGGACTTGCGCGACCGTCCCAAGCCGCTCCTGTTTGGCGAGGTTTACAACGTGCCGGCGGTGCTGGCGAACGCCTATGATCTGATTTACCAGCTCCATGATGGCGCCTTGGCCTCCATCGATGCGGTGTATGATGCCGGCGCGCCGCTCCTGTTCAGCGCCAACCATGCCAGCATAACCGCGCTCCGCACGGCCACCATACAGGGCGGCTACTACGCCACGTGCCTGAGCGCCGGGCTGTTCCGCATTGGCGCCTCGCCTTTCGGCGGGATCACGGCGGATGCCACGGAGGGCGCCACGCTGGCGGATCGGACGGCGGCACAGGTGGCGCGCCGGATCATCACGCGCTCAGCGCTAACCACCGGTGATTTGGACCTAGCGACATTCACGGCCTTGGACACGGACAACGCCGCGCCCGTGGGCATATGGTTGCCGGATCCGGTGACCGTGTTGGACGCATCAAACGCCGTGCTCGGCTCCGTGGGCGGATGGCTGTTGCCAACGCGGCTTGGGGTCTTCGAGGCGGGGCGGCTGGAGGCGCCGGCGGCGCCCACGGCGGCCACCTTCACCACGGAGGAGGTGCTGGAACGCGGCGGCGGTATTGAGCGGATCGCCAGCGGCGATCGCGGCGCCGGCGTGCCGGTTTGGCGCGTGACGGTGCGCTATCGCCGCCACTACGCCGTACAGGGATCCACGGAGGTGGCGGGGTGCGTGGCCTCCGCCCGGCGCGCTGAGCTGGCGCAGGAGTGGCGCAGCGTGAAAGCGGAAAACGGCGCGATAAAAACAAAGCACCTCCTCGCCACGGAGCTGGTGGTGGATACCTGCCTGAGCGATGCCGCGGATGCACAGGCGGAGGCCGCGCGCCTCCTGGCGCTCTACAGCGTGCGGCGCGACCGCCTCATAGTGCCGGTGGATACCGACCTTGCCGCCGCGGTGGATTTGGGCCGCACGGTGAGCATACAGGTGGACCGCTGGGGCTACGGCGCCGGGCGCCTGATGACGGTGCTAGGCCTCGCGGAACAGGCCGCGCTGGGTGTCACTGAACTAGATGTGTGGGGCTAATCCATGCCAAACAGCGTTCCTCCCACCTCGCTCACCGCGGAGGCGGTGTTTGGCGCCGTCAACCTCACCATGGGCACGGATGCCAACCCGTGTTTGCCATACCTTCAGGTTTCCGGTTACGAGTGGTGGGCGGCGACCTCCAACGATCGGACGGCGGCGACCAAGATCGCCACCACCATAGTGCCGTTTCACCAGCACACATCAGCGGCCACCAACACGGCGTACCGGTACTGGGCGCGGACGGTGGACGCCTCCGGCGCCGTGTCGGACTATTTCCCGAACACCACCACCAGCACCATCACGGCCACGCCGAAAACGGCGGCGGCGCTTTCGCTGACCATGAGCGCATCCGCGATCGTGGTGCCGGCGGACGCCTCCGGCACCGTCACCAGCTTTTCCGGCGCCGCCTCCACGGCCAAGGTGCTGGACGGCGCCACGGACGTAACCGCGCAATGGGCGTTCAGCGCCTCCTCCGCCGGCGTGACGGTGACGCAGGCCGGCGCCACCTTCACGCTCACGGCGGTGGCGGGTGATGCGGGCTATTTCGATGTGACCGCCACGCGGAGCGGATATCCAAGCCTTACGGCTCGAGTCACGGTTTCGGAGGCCAAGGCCGGCGCCACGGGGGCCGCGGGCACCAGCGCCGCGGCGCTCCGCCTTACCGCCTCCAGCCAAATCTTTCAGGTGACCGCGGCGGGCGCGAACTCGCCGGCCTCAATCACCTTTACCGCTGAGTTGCTGGGAGGCCTCACCGGAACGCCAACCTTCAGCGTGACCGCGGGCACGGCCACGCTCACCGGCTCAGGCCTTACCCGCACCTTGACCTATGCCAACCTTGGCAGTGATACCGCCACCGTACAGGCCACGCTCAGCGGCTCCACGGACTACGTGACCGTTGCCAAGATCCACGCCGGCGCCACGGGTGCGGCGGGTGAGGATGCCGTGATGGCGCTGCTAAGCAATGAGGCGCACACGCTCCAAGCGGATGCCGCCGGCGTGGTGGGCAGTTTTTCCGGCGCGGCCACCACCCTCACCGTTTATGAGGGGCTGAGCGATGTGAGCGCGTCGTATGCGGTGACCAAAGCGGACACGGGTGTTACGTCCACACTTTCCACCCGCACCGTGACCATTACCGCTATGAGCGCGGATAGCGGGTATGTTGATATCACCGCCACGCGCTCCGGTTGGCCTACCATCGTTAAGCGATTCACGCTCACCAAGAGCAAGGCCGGCACCACTGGTGGGCAGGGCGCCCGCGGCAGCAAACACTTTTACGTCTCCGGCCGGTCAACATGGAGCGACACCGAAGCAAATACGGCGTCGGCGGTTGATGGCGGCAAGCAATTAAACGATATCGTCACACAATATAATTCATCAACATTCAGCCAAACAAAGTTTTGGAACGGCTCCTTATGGGTGACCATCACTCAAGCCATTGATGGCAACTTGCTCATCTCCGGCTCCGTGGGCGCCACACAGATTTCAGCGAGTTTCGTTTACGCCGGCGCTATCAATGCGTCACAGGTGACCGCGGGCACCTTCACGGGCCGGACGTTCCAAACCGCTGCCAGTGGCCGGCGGGTGGTGATCGACGGCACGGAGAATCAGGTGGAGTGCTACAACGCGGCGGGCGCACTTACGGCGCGGCTCGCCGGCACCACGGATGGCGGCATTTGGGGCGACAGCCCATCCGGCTCCACGCTTTCCGCGTTCGGTGCCGTCACGAACTCCAGCCAACACGCCTACTATGCCACCAGCGCCGGCACGGCCACCGGGAGCTGTTTCTATGCCGTCCCCAATATCTCAAGCCGCGGCCTCCACATCGTCAAAGCGGCCAACAACGCGGTGGTGGCTTGCGAAATCGCCGTGCAAGGAGGCACCGGCAACGGCATCTATGTCAACAACACGGGCTCCAGCGGCATCACCATCTATGGCAGAACCACCAACAGCGGGAGCCATGCGGTGGTGGGCGAGAATGCCGCGGTGGTCAACAGCGTTACGGGCGGGCTTGGTTACCTTGGGGTCAATCCCGGCGCCGGCGCCTTTGGTGTTTACGCGGCAAGGGGCGGCATAGCGCCGTTCACCGGGCAGCATGACGGCTTGCTGAAGAAAACGGGCGTGATCGAGGCCGGCGATATCGTGGTGGATGTGCGCGTGATGGCAAAGCCCACCATCAATGACGCCATCACGGAGGTGGCGCGGAGCGGTGAGCCGAGGCAAGCCACAGCGGTGGGCGTGTTCGTCTCGCGCCGTCCGATGGGCGATGATCCGCCGGCCTCCCTCACCGAATATTTCGACACCACGGATTCATCCGGCAACCCGGTGCGCAAGCCGCGCCGGGCGCAACGCCATGATGCTTTGCCGGCGGAGTTTGATCTGGTGGTGATCAACTCGCTTGGTGAGGGGCAAATCAACGTGTGCAACGAAGGTGGCGACATTGCCGCCGGTGATTTCATCGTGACCAGCAGTAGGCCGGGAAAGGGCATGAGGCAGGAAGACGGAATCATGAGGAACTACACCGTTGCCCGCGCCCGCGAGCCCGCGACCTTCAAGGGGCCGGGCGATGTGCAGTTGATCGCGTGCATTTACCTGTGCGGCTGAGGACGAATCGCCATGGCAAATATTCTGATCGGGCACGGCAACGCCGTGAATACCACCACGCTCGCCGGCGGCTCATGGGCGGCGGCGTATCCGCTCGGCAACCTGAAGGATGGCCGCTTGGCGCTCGTGGCGCGGACCACCAGCGCCGCCAGCGCCAGCTCCACCATTACCGTGGACCTTGGCGCGGCCAAGGCTGTGCGGGCGGTGGGACTGGTGGCCCACAACATCAGCGCCGCCGGAACCTTTACGGTTGAGGGATCCACCAGCTCCAGTTTCTCCCCGGTGGGCGTGACCAGCGGCGCCGTGCCGGCGTGGCCGGCGGGCACGGTGGCCGCGGACATGGCCGGCATGGCGCGCCCGTGCGCCGCTGTGGCGGTGAGCGGCACTTACCGGTACTGGCGGGTGACCATCAGCGATGCGGGCAACGCGGCGGGCTATATCCAGCTTGGGCGGCTGTTCATCGGGGACGGGTGGCAGCCAAGCATCAACTACCAATCCGGCGCCACCCTGGGGTTTGAAACGGATACCAGCTTTGAGCGATCGCTGGGCGGCGCTGAGTTCGCCAGCGTGAAACCGCTCCGCCGGGTGATGCGCTTTGGTTTGCCCGCCTTGCCGCACGCGGAGGCCTTTGGCACGGGGCTGGAGGTGATCCGGCGGAGCGCCACGCATAATGAGGTGCTGGTGATCCCGGATAGCGCTGATGCGGCAAACCTCGCCCGGCGCAACTTCATGGGGCGCATCCGCCAGCTCTCGCCGGTGGAGCAACCGTTCAGCGGATCCGCCACGCTTGGCTTTGAGGTGTCGGAGCTGCTTTGACCGATGCCTAGGGACGTGCGGGCATGGTTGCGGTTTCTCGCCGTGTTCGCCGCCTATATCCTCACCGCCGTGCTGATCGGGGCGGTGATGGCTCACTGTGCCGTGGCCGCTCCCAAGCTCCAACGCGGTGAGCTGGAGTTGCTGGCAAGGGTGGTGCAGCGGGAATCCACGGGCGAATCCTTAGCCGGGCAAAAAGCTGTGGCGTGGACGGTGATCAACCGCCTGAAGGATCCGGAGGTGTATGGCGCCACCATATCCGCGGTGCTCCGCCGGCCTCACCAATATGCCGCGCCGGCGGCGGGGCCTGACACCTCGCCGGCCTACCTCCGGGCGCTCCATGCTTCGCTAGAGGCATGGCTGAGCATAGGCGGCGATCCGTCCAACGGCGCCCAATACTTCTTTGTGTGCAACATGAAGCACCCGCCGGCATGGGCGCGCCGCATGCCGCGCGTGGCTAGGATTGGCGCGCACTGTTTCCACCGGAGGCCATGACCATGCTAAACCCGCCGCGCCCGCAACGCCGGTGCAATGACAAAGGCATTGCTATCATAAAACAGTATGAAGGCCTCCGGCTGGAGGCCTACAGGTGCCCGAAAGGGGTATGGACCATAGGATTCGGAAGCACGAAAGGGGTAAAGCCCGGCATGAAGATCACCGAGGAGGAGGCGAATATGCGGCTATTGGTGGATTTGCGGGATGCGGAGGAGGCGGTGAGCCGCATGGTGCGAACCAAGGTTTCGGACGATCAGTTCAGTGCGCTTTGTTCGCTAGTATTCAATTGCGGGCGTGACGCCATTGCTAAGTCAACACTCATTCGTAAGTTGAATGCCCAAGACGTGTGGGGGTCATTTGCAGAATTTTCGCGGTGGTGCCATAGTGGAGGCCAAGTATTGCCGGGCCTGATCCGCCGCCGGGCGGCGGAGCAAGCACTGTTTAAGCCTAAGCCGGGCGATCGGGTTTATTGACTCGCCACCTCGCGCGCCCGCATAAACTCCGCGATTTTATATATCTCCTCCGGCAAGGCGGAGTTTTTAAGCACATTGGCGCGATAGCTAATGATCATGATGTTATCCGGCGTGTATCCCTTGCGCGGGTCAATGCGATCGATGCTAGGGGCATTATCGCGCGGGCGGCGGTGCAGTGTCCCGCGGCGCTCAGGATCAAGCGTTATGCCAAGGATTGGGCATCGCTCCGGAATAATTATGTCCGTCATTTTGATGGTGAATGGGATGCCTCGCTTTTTGGCGCGCTGGCGTGCCGCTTGGTGGAGCGGAGTAATGATGGTTGCTGATAGCCCATGCCGGGAAGCTTTCAACGCTTGCCCACATGGGTAGCATCCCCTAATGATTCCCCAATCCTCCAGCCTTACCCAAGTCTCCGCGCCGCACGAGCAAACGGCCTTGATCTGTGCGCGCCCGCGCTTTGTCTCTTGAATCCGCCTCATTTCCCCGGTGGCCGTGAGCGCATGGCGCACCTCTCCCGCTGGCGGCGGCTCAACCGGAACGAAAGCCGCTTGGCCTCGCCGGCGCCGGAGCTTTTCGGCATTGCGCGCGCCGGCAATCCGGCGGCACTCCACGCATTTCCCTTCAGCGCTGGATTTTGGGGCAATGTGGCCGTGCGGGCATGGCGCGCTGTTGAAATAGACGGGCGACTTAAGGCGTTGCGCCTCCACTTGGGTGCGTGGGAGCACGGCAAGTTTTTCCTCAGTCCATATGATGCGTGCGGGCATGATGTAGGGCTTACCTTGAATGATTACGGATGCAGCACAAGATAAGCCGGGCGGGCACAGGTAGCGCCAACTACTCCGGCGCCATTCCGGGGTCCCTCTGATGCCGTTGCGTGAGGCCAAGGTGCGCCGACTGGTGGAGGCAGTGCGCATCAACATTGATAACTGGATAAGCGCCGCTGAGGAAATCGCGGAACACGCGGCGCCGGTGACCGGCAATAAGGCGCGGGCGCTCCACCTCCAGCGCTCGCTCATGCAAGCCAAGGCGGCAATTGATCACATCATGCAGGATGCGGAAAAAGACTGACCGGCGTTAAGCCGGCGTCAATTAATTTTACCACTAATGATACGGGCAACAGGAGGGCGCCCGCATCATGGTTGACATTCCCACTCCGGAGCTTGGCTCCGCACCCGCACCCACGAAACCGGCTATGACCGTGATTCCGCATATACTGCGGTTCCTGGGCAAGCGGCTCCGGGAGGCATCGACTTTGCGCGGCATCCTCCTGTTGCTCACATCCGCCGGCGTGTACCTATCGCCGGAACAGCAGGAGGCAATAATCGCCATTGGCCTTGGCCTCGCCGGTTTGATCGGCGTGCTGTTCCCGGATGCGGAGGCGCCGTGAATGGGCACGTTCCGCCGCCCAAAGCTGAGCGACTCCGCCGTGTGCCGGCTGTACCGCGAGGGTGAGTCCCGGTTCATGATTTGCGGCCTCGCCGGCATCACGGATTATGAGCTGGCGGCGTGCCTCAAGCGCAACGGCGTGGCGATCCGGACGGATGAGGAATGGAAAGCCATTGGGCGGGCAAGCCGGGCGCGCTGGAAAAGCAATGCCCGGATGACACAGCGGCTCCGGCGGGCGGCGTGATGCCATGCAGCTTGCTTTCCAGCGCGGCCTCCTGACCGGCACCCATTGGGCCATGCAGCTCCTTAAGCCGCTGAGCATGGCGCCGCGCCCGTCCTGCCCGTATCGCCCGTGGCGCCCGTTGCGCCGCCTGTGCTGGCACATGGGGTTCCGGATGGGTGTGTGGCACACCCTCCACGGCTCCGCGCGCTAGACCTTGCGGCGCCCGGCTGACCGTCCTACGGTGGCGGCACGTGCCCATGGTGGGCGCGCTTGCAAAGCTGGTGTTTCGACTAGGTTACGTCTCGCTTCGGAATGGACGGGCGGCGGATGCGGAAGAGGCATCCGCCGTTTCCATGTGCGGGCAATGGCGCTATCATTCCGGCCTCACATTCACCAGCTCATGAAAGGCCGGCTTGATAATCCGAACGCCGGCGGGGTGGCTCCTCGCCGGTGTCCCCAACATACCCGCGCCATACCGTGGCGGTATGTTTTCGGTGTCTCGCCGGTGTCCCCATGCAAAAGCCCGCCGGTGGCCGTGCCGGCGGGCTTAGGTGCGTCCCACGGGGGGCAAGGCGCGCTTGCACTTCGCCCGCCCATGATACCGGCCACCGGTTAAGATTTGCTCAAAAGTGGTAGGGTAGTTTCGCGCGGGTTTCCATCCGTGCGGTTATGAGCGCACGGGAATCACGCGCGGTACGTCCATTCGTTGCCGCATTTTGCACAGCGCATCCGCCGCACCACCGTTACGGTATCGTGGATTTCGCCGTCTATGTGCTCTCCTCCTTCGATGACTTGAAAATCAATTTCCTTTTGCGGCTCAGGGCAAGTGGCGCCCGATCTGTGCCCGCACTTCAGTTTCCGCGCCATGGCGGCACCCTCCCGGATCAATGAAACACCACCGTTTCCGGCGGCGAGGCCTGATAGTGCCGGTACACGCGCTTGCCATTGAGCGATCGGTGCCGGAAACAGTGCGTCCACAGGCCGGAGGAGGAGCGCTCCGTGCCCATGTATTGCCACACTTCGCCGGAGTCCGGGCACTTGCAAACGGTATCGCCAAACTCCTCCAGCAGCGCCGCCCACGCCTCCGCCCACGCGGCGGAATCCCGGCGGGCCATGAACCACGGCTGATAACTTGGCATCATTCCACCTCCTCCCGCCTTGGCGCGGCGCTGAGCACCTGTAACCGCGCCTGAGCCAAGGCCACCTCCGCCTGTGCGCGCAAATGTGCCGCCTCATCCGTGAGCTTGGCGGCGTTATCCCTGAGCTTGGCGGCGTTATCCATGTCCGTGCGCCAGCGCTCCATACGTCCCGCCTCGCTTTCCTGCCATTGCTGGTGCTGGCGCACTTGGCGGTGGATCGCCCAAAGCTGAAGGGGCAGGATCACCCACAGCAACAGCGTTCCGACCAAGCGGAACGGTTCCAGCCACGCCAGCCAATCCGGGATGACCATCATGGCGCCAGCTCCTCCGGTGGGATGTGGTCATACGCCGCCGGGAGCATGCGCTGGATAGCGGTGAGGGTTTTGCGGGCCACGTCCTGATCATCCGCCGCGGCGTTGCTCATGATTAGGCGGAGGCCTATGCACGCAATGCTCAGAGCATCGCTGATCTGTGCCACATCCGGCGATTCCTCGCCCACGGGTGCGGTGCTCATGGCTCCGGATCCTTCGGCGCGATGTGCTCATGGCACACCGGGTGATCACGGCGCAGTACGCGGAGGGTTGCCGCCGCGGTGGACTTGCCCGGCAAGCTACCGCCGGCGATCAGCTCAAGCGCGAGGCACGCTATGCTCAGCGCGGCGTGGAGCTGGAGGGATTCTGGCAACTCCTCCTCCGCCGGTTCACAGCTCATGCCTCATCCTCCAGCCGCACCACCCGTGTGCCCGTGCGGATGAAGCGCGCCAGCACGCCATAGCTGTTGCTCAGCGTGATGGTATCGCCGTCAATCTCGCCGCCGTGGGCGGGCTGTTGGTAGATCAGGTTATGCCGGGCGCAGTGCCGGCGGTATGCCTCGCGGGCGCGGGTGAAAAACTCTTCATCATCGATCATGGGGCAGCACTCCCGTTAACCATGTTTTCATGCGCGCCGCCATATGGTGGGCGCGCCTCCCTGACAGCGGCACTGTTAGGCGTGGAGGCCGGTGGACTTGGCAGCACGCCGGCCTCCACTCCGCCCGGCTCAAAAGGCGCGGGAGTGGCGGCGCTCCGCCTCCAGCGTTAAGCGCTCCTCCGCCCGGATGTGCATCCGCGCCAGCATTACCACCGCCTCATCCGTGAGCGCGGCCATGCCCATTTCCGCCACCAGCGTTGCAAGCAACTGATTGCCAAGATCCGTATCGCCGTACAGCGCGGCGATGGTGGATTCCGCCTGTGCCCGGCGCTTGCTCATGCCCGCACCTCCGTTTCACAAATGGCGCCATTTGTGGAAGTGCGAAGCAAGTAGGCCTCCATGGCGGCGATTTCCCGATCATAGGCGGCGATCTGTGCGCCGGTGCGGGCGGAGCGCCGCAAGTCTTTGAAGCGCGCCACCATGAACGCCACGGCGTTGCGGGCGATCCGGGAATCCTCCTCCGCCTGTATGGCGGCGGAGCTATCCGCGATGGCTTGGGCGAGGGTGCGGACGGGGCGGGCGAGATAGGGACTCATGGTTCGTGCGGTTCCTTGGGTGTGCGCCGGTGTGGATCAGTGCGGGTGGAGGTGATCAGGCGGCGCGCTTGGCGCCGGGAGGGGGGCGGGCGCTCCGGTGGCGTGCCGCCACAGGCGGATGAGCCGGGCGATGGTTTCCGGGATGGGGTGTTTGCCTTGCTCCCATTTGCGGACGGTTTCCACCGACACACCAAGCAGTGCGCCGGCCTTGGCTTGGCTGCACTGCATTTCCTCCGACCGAAACCACCGCAATTCCGCCGGCGTCATTGGCGGCAGGGGCAGCGGCGGCAACGGCCACGGTGGGGGCGGCTTGCGCATTGCGGGACTCCATGAGTTCAAGGTGGTATTCCATCATAGTAGCAGACAACGCGGCAATGTCGGCATCCGTTTGGCGGCACGCCTCCGCCGGCGAAACCCATCCCGCCTGATCGGTGGATGCTTGCGGCCACACGGCGCACGGCGCCGCCGGGAATGAGGCGCTTTCGATCCGGGCGCGGAATGCCGCGACGTGTTCCGGCTGATCCTTATAGCGGTGGTGGTTTTGGGCAAGATTGGTGCTATCCGCCGTGGTGAACGGGTGGCGCCCGCGCTTCATCTGACCAAGGCCACGCATCATGTGAATCCGCGGGCGGGCGAGGCCGTGCGCCGGATCAAGGGTGAGGGCATCGATCGCGGCAAAGGCCTCATCAATGCGGGCATCCCACCGGGCATTTCCCACCGTGAGGTATTCGCCGGTGGATCCGAAAGCGATGTAGCCAAAGCCGCTATGCACCATGTGCTCAAGGTAGGAAATCGGCTCAGCCAAGTGCCAAACCACCATCATGCGGTGCTCATATCCCCACATGAAATCCGGCAACTCCTCAAAGTACATGGCCCAATTCTGGCTCACCGTGCCGCCAATCACGTCCGGAACCACGGCCACCGCTTGCGGCACCCGATCCAGCACCGCCTTTGCCCATGCCCAATAGCCATCCCAATATTCCGGCGTGAACTCCACGCCGCGCTGAAATGCGGACCATGCGCCATTGTCGAGGAGGAGGATTGAATCCTCGCCAAGCAGCGGGATCACGTCCTCGAGCTGATCCGGACGGAAATACGAAACGCAAAAGCTGGCACCGTGCATTTGCTGGAGGAGGTGGCGGGGCGTGATCGGGGTGCCGTGTACCGCTTGCGTGTTCATTTCGTCCGTTCCTTGTCAACCTCATTACAAGGTGGGAACGGCTAGTATCGTGTACCAGTATGTCTAAGGTCTAAGCCACCTCGCGCTTTAAGCCTAGCCGTTGGCCGCGGCCTCATTTTTCCGCCAGTCATAGTAGGCACGATATGCCGCACGCGCCCGCCTGATCTGGCGCCACCGGCGGAACGCCGCCGCCGGTGGCCTCACTGCATGCGCCGGGCCTTGGCGCGCGCCAGCACCGCCTCCAGCGCCTCAATATCCTCCGCGCCAATGATCAGGTACGCGGATTCATCCGCCGGGTTTCTGGCGATCATCGTCAACTCAAGGCCGGGCAACAGCTCGCCCAAGCTGAGCAAGTGGATTTCGATCATGCGCACCACGGAGGCGGTGCGCTCATCCTCCTCAATGCGTGGCATGGCTTGGACTTTCATCGCCCGACATTGCTTCGCAAAAGTCCAACAGCTCCTCATCCAAGGCGTGGAGGACACCGGGCGTTAGACCATCCCGCACGATGTTCATAAACATGATCGCCGCGCCGCCAAAGAACGCCTGTTTGATGAAAGTCCGCGCCGGCTCCGGCACCGGGCCAACGGACACCGCCGCCAAGTATTGCTCAAATGCCGCATTGATCATGCCGGGCTGTTCATCGCTCATGTTCACCAATCCCTCATAAGTGCCGGCTCATGCTGGCATTGCCACGACTGCTTGCCTCTGCACGCCTTGCCCGCCGGCTCCTCCTCCGGCGGGTTTTTTACGTGCATGTGTCCCGATCGTGCTCATATCGCTCCACCGCCTCCAGCGTGTTGAGGGCGAGGCGCCGGAGGTGTTCCGCGGTTTCCGGCATCAGGTCGAGGATCCCGGAATCAATGGCGCCAAGGATGCGCTCGGACGATTCCCGCATTTCCTTGCACCGCACGCTCAGCGAGCGCTCAAGATCATCGAATGCGCTCATACATCTACCCACGGGCGAGGCAAGTGGATCCGGCACTTGATATCCTGGGCGCCGGGCACTTCGCGGAGCAAGTCCACGGCGGCGCGTATGGCGGCAATGCTGGCGGCGGCATCGCCGGTGAGCGCAACACCGGATAGCTCAATGCTGAGCTTGCCGGCCTCCTCCTCCACCGCCGGCGGCGGGAGCTGGAGGGATGCCGCTGGCGGCTCCGGCGGTAGCTCCGGCACCTCCTCAAAGGTGGCGTAATCAAGCGCCAGCAAATCGGGTGGCTCCTCCACGGGCGCCGGATCCGGCGGCTTGACCATTTGCGGAGTCCAGTTCACCGCCTTTTTGGCGGCGCGCGCCTGATCATCCGGATTGTTTTTGCGGAATACCGCTTGTGAGCCGAGGGAAAAGGCCTTTTTGATGGCCTTGGTTTTGGCGTCCTTCAAATGAAAGCACGGCGGTTGGAGCGGAACCGAATTGACCACGGGCAAGTACCGCCGTGGGTCATCCTCCGGATTGCGGATTACTTGCAGCGTGTGGCCGTTCACGGTGGTGGCGTACCGTCCTGGCGCCAAGCGTTCCCATGTATCCAGCGTCATGGGCGGCGCTTTACTTCATGCGGCGTGATGGTCATATTCTCTCTCGCGGTAGAGTTTCGGGTGGGGTAGCCCGTGACTTGCGTTCCAGGGTGACACAGGTGGCCGGCGGAAATGCATATTCCCGCCGGCCATTTGTATTTCCGGGCATAGTGCCGCCGGCGGCGCCGGCTCGCAACACGTGATTGAATCCCTCCCGGAAATTAATGCCGCCCGCCGGGCCTCCGCGGCAACTGCGGCGTGATTTCGTTAAATTTGTCGATAAGTGCAATATCTTCCGGGGTGCCGTACTTCGCGGCGCAATCCCGTACCTCGCCCAAGTCCACGCTCCGGAGGTGTCCCGCCACCTCCCACAGCGATTTGATCAGCGCGTTATAGCTATTCGCATCCACCATGCCCGCCTCCCATGCGTGCCGCCTTTTGCCGGGCGTTGCGCTGGCGGGTGATGGTGCGGAAATCGCGGCGCTCAATGTTGCGGCGGCTCAGGATGCCGTACACCGTGGCGGTGCTCACGCCATACGCATCCGCCAGCGCGATACCGGACTCGCCGGCCACGTACCGCTTGCACAGCTCCTCCTCCGGCACCGGCTTGGCGCAATGCCGGCCTCGCGTGGATGGCCGGAGGGTAACGCCGTAATCACGGAGGATCGCGCGGACGGTTTGGGCATGGATGCCGGCATGAAAGCCAACGGTGTCCGGATCCGCGCCCGCCTCATACGCGGCAATGATTTCCTGATCGCTCATACGCCGGCGTACCGCCCGGTATGAGGGTGGCGGGGGTGGCCGTATGCTATCCGTCATAGGACGCACCCAAAGGGAACGGCGGCGGAGGTACGGTGTTTTTGACCATGGTGGCTCACCGGCTTTTCACGGTTTCAATAGTTAACTTTTAGCAGAAACCGACAATACCGACAGCATAAGCGTACTTACCGCATTGCACACATAAGTATCCAAAGGTGGCAACCCATTCCGCACAAATAATTGTGCCGGATACAGCAATTTTATGGAAAATATTATGGTATTGATCAAGAATGGCATGCACGGCGGGCATTGATGCCATGCGCGACGGAACGAAATGCGCGCCCAAGCACAAGTACGGCGCCTGTGTCAATACAATGGCGCCGGAATTATTTCAGCTTTTGAAACATTAGATGGTTGCGCGCGGGGGGACGGTATCGCACAAATGATATCAGGCGGGTGGCCTACGCCATCCGCTGTATCCGCCCGGTATGCTCATCAATGGGCATGCTGGAAAAGAGGGCGGCGACGGGTTGCACTTGTTTTCGCGGACAAACAACCCGCCGCCACCGCCACCGCACAATGGTACCCACTAAGAGGCGCCATGTGTCCTACTAGGAGGAGCGCCCGACATGCGCCGGCATCGCCAAACATTCCCCATTCATGGGGGCGAATGCAAATCAAACATTCGCTCTTTTCCGGAATTTCCACAGATTTCCGCATGCCGCGATAATGCCGGCGCCGCACAAACACTGAGATTTCAAAGGGCAATCCTGCCAAAAGGCCGGATTGCAATAAAGAGGTGTTTTTCAAGGGAGGTATAGCCATGCCTCCCTTTGGCGAGTCCTTCCCCTGCCCGGGGTGCCGGCAAGAAATCCGCATATGCCATCCGGCTAGTGGGTGCGTAATCATCCTGTGCCCGGTGGAGCATTGCCGCCGCGAGCTGTGGGCACTGCCAAAGCCGGCGGAGGACGGCGTGATATTGGGCGCCCGCACGGCACCGGATCTCAGCCGGCGCTTTGCCGTGGATCAGGAGCGGCTTTTGCTCAATGGCGAGGTGCTGTTGTGCGGGCCGGGTGACCTGATGGCGGATTGGGCGGATCGGCTCAATGACGCCTCGCCGGATGATGATGAAATCCCGGATTTGATCCGCTGGTATATCCAGCACTTTGGCCGCGGGTGCGCCTTTCACCCGGGGCGTGAGCTGGTGCGGCTTGGCGTCCGCCGTCAAGGGCGCGCGTCATGAGCTGGCGCGATAACCTGATCACGCACAAGGCCGGCGAAACCTTCGGAAAGCTGGTGGTGCTCAGGCGCGCCACGGTGGAGGAGGTGGCCGCACAGCGTGACGCCGGCGTTTATGGCGCCCATTGGGTGTGCCGGTGCTCCGGCTGTGGCCGTGAAAAGCTGGTGTATGGCTCCTCGCTCCGCTCCGGCGCCTCGCGCTCGTGCGGCAAACATCCTTGCCGGAGGCATGCGTGATGATGTGGCGGATTCGCGTGGCATTGATCCTGATAGCCGATTGGTGGCGCCAGCGCCGCCGGCGGAAAGATCGCGGCTATGACTGAGCGCGTACTGATGTTTTACGCGCTGTACACCCTCGCCGTGTGCCTTGGCTTGCCGGCCTTGGCCGTATGGTGGTTGGCATGAGCGCGGCACCTGTGCTAACCAAGGTTGCGGTGGCGGTGCCCGCGGCTTACGTTTTGATCCGCGTGGCGCTGTTTTCGGGCGCCGCCGCCGCACGCCTCATTGGGCGTTTCCTCCCTATGACTCTCCAGCCTACCGGCCACCGCCGGTGGGCTTTTTTTCGTGCCACCACGGAGGCCACATGAACATTGCAAGCGAGGAGCGCCGCACCGTGCGGAGCGTTGCGGACCTCCAAAGCGCCGCCCGGCACCATGATGCCGACCGGTACACATTCCTTGCCGCCAAGCTGGAGGAGGCCGGGCGCAAATCCGCCGCGGAAATGGCGCGCCGGTGGGCGATTGAGCACCGCAGGGTTGCCGCCATGCTGATGAATCCCGGATCCGAATAATGCGCCACGTTCTGCCCGACACATACCGCGCGTGCTTCGCCTTTGGCCTGATCGCCGCCTTGGGCGCCCGGAAAGTCCTGCCCGCCCGTGATGGCGTGCTGACCGGCTACGGCATCGACGGCGGCGAAACCAACGCCAGCGTGGAGGAGTGGCACGCCGGTGAGCCGCCGGAGGTGGTGGCGCGAAAGGTGATCACCAGCACCAGCGCGGAGCATTGGGTGCGGGCGGATATCGCGGATGCCGCGCTTGCCCGGATCGCGGCGGAGGAGGCCGGATGGGAGCTTGCCCGCACCCGCGTGGTGGATTGGATCGTGGAACAGGATGAGGCCAACGCCGCCAAGCGCGGCATGAGCGTGGAGGAGTACCGGCGGGTGAGGAATCAGCAAGGCATGGAACACGATCGCCGGCGCGGCTCCGGATCATGGGGTATCCGCTGATGAGCACCAACGTGGCGACACTGCCCGGCGCCGGGCAAGCGGTTACGGCGCCTCGTTACCGTGGCGTGGTGCTGGAGGGCATGGACGATAGCTTGCGCATGGCAAAGGTGATCGTGGCCTCCGGCATGGCGCCCAAAAGCTATTTCACCAACGCCAACGTGGATCCGGTGGCCGCGGTATTCACGGCCATGCAGCTTGGCGCGGAAATCGGCCTGACACCCATGGCCGCGGTGCAAAATATCGCCGTGATCAACGGCAAGCCGGGTTTGTACGGGCCGGCGATGCTGGCGGTGGTTGAGGCCTCCGGCTTGCTCAAGTCGATTGATGAGGGCGTGGAGGGCGAGGGCGATGCCCGCCACGGCTATTGCGTGGTGGAGCGCGTGGGCCGCAAGCCCAAGCGGGTGGAGTTCTCCGCCGCGGATGCCAAGCGCGCCAAGCTGATCAACAAGCCGGGGCCGTGGTCCGAATATCCTGACCGCATGCTTGTGGCGCGGGCGCGCTCCTTCGCGCTCCGTGACGTGTTCCCGGATGTGCTGCTTGGCCTCGCCCACAGCGCTGAGGAGCTTGGGGATATTGCTGGCGACACTCCGGCGCCGGCGATCGATCATCGCCCGCCACCAGCTCCTCCTCCGCCGCCGGCGATCAGCAAGGCCAAAATCACCGTGCTTCATGACGGGCGCGCCGTGGCTTTCGATCGGAGCCGGGACGGCATCGCCAAGGCGCTGGATCACATAGCATCCGGCGGCGCCGCGCTGGTGATGGAAAACAATGACCTGTTGGACAAGATCGCCGGCATGGAGGTGTTTGCGGAGCGCGTGGCGGATATCCGCGGGCGCGCCGCTGAGGAGCTGGCGCCGGCGGAGGAATGGCCGGGACAGCACGCCGGCGCGGAACCGCCGGAGCCGGATGAGTGGACGGATGCAATTGCCATCCTCCGCGGCGCCCGCCCGCCCGGCATGACGGATGCGGAGGCCTCCAACCTCCCGGAATAGCTCTCCCGCCTCGCCGGCGCGCGTCCTGTGCGCCGGCGCTTTTATCCACCGAATCACTAGAGTTTCGATCCATGCCCGATACAGCTCCGATTCGCCTAACATCAGCGGAGATAGCCGCGGAACATGTCGCATACCACCGGGCGGTGGGGATGAGTCCGCGAGAATCCGCCGGCGCGATCGGGTGGACGGTGCCGCATGACGCACAGTGGGGCATGGTGGCGGCACTTTATGCCCGCGAGGCCGGAAATCTGGTGGACAGGGCCGGCGGCGGGTGGTGCCATAAAACGAGTAAGGCCGGAGCGTTGGAAGCGCTCCGGCCTACCGCCCGTGGGGTGTTTCCGCGGGTGTCATTAGCGGGTAGCGCCGCCTTTGACGTGCTTTCACAGTGCGTCAAAGATCGCCCGTGCATGCCCATTCGTCAACCGCTTGCGGCTGACTCTTATGGGTATGGCGATGCCGGCGGCGTTAACCGCTCCGAATGGAGGAGCGGATTTTGAATACTATTTCCATGCCTCGCGGATGGCTGGACCTCCCGGCGCTCAGGGCCGGGCGGGGGCCGTTCGACCGCATGAGCGCCTATGCATACCTGTGGGACAGGGCATTTCAGCGCGCCGGAAATTTCACGCTGGAGGGCTACACGGTTCACCTTGAGCGCGGGCAATTTGCCGCCTCCACGCGGTTCCTTGGGCGGGCGTGGGGGTGGGATGAGCGTAGTGTGAGACGGTTCCTCAACCGGCTCAAAGCCGCCGCACTAATCGACACAGATACCGCCGCAGGTTTGACCCGCATAACCATATGTAATTACAGCGAAATTCAGGACGGCTCCGGGGATGGCGCCGCACCTTCCGATACGGTTGCAGCCGCAGAAGCGCCGCACTACCGCCGCAAAACAGAAGAGTCTAAGACTCATAATAACGTTCCTGAGACTAGGGACTCTCCGGAGGGGGTGCAGGGGGAGGGAAGAGAAAAGCGCCCGCATCGGGAAAGCCGGCAATGGTCGCCAAAGGTGGATGATCCGCGCCAGCTTGACCTGATCACGGACACCGCCTTGGGGGAGTCCACGCCGGCGCCGGTGGAGGTGCTGGCGCCGGAAAGCATTGTGCCGCCCGTGGCGCTCAGCCTTGAGGGCGAGGTGATGCCGCCGGAGGCGGAGGTGATCGTGCCGGAGGTGATCCCGGCGGGCGAGGCCGCGGCGGCGCCCGCACCGGCCAAGCGCAACAACGTGGTCAAGCTCCACCCGGATACGGATCCGGATTTTCAGCGGTGGTATGCGACCTACCCGCGGCACAAGAAACCGATTGATGCGGCCAAGGCCTACGCGGAGGCGCGGCGGCGGGCATCCGCCTCCGAATTGCTGGAGGGTGCTCACCGGTGCCGGGAGGAGGCGGAGGCGATGCCGCCGGAAAAGCGCCGGTTTGTTCCCTATCCCGGCTCATGGCTCCGTGCCGGCGGGTGGATGGAAGAGGCGGAAGGGTTGGAAGTAAACAGCATTGAAGGGCGCGGCAATGGCAAACATTACGACAATCGGCGGGAAACGGGACCAAACGTTAATGCTCGCGTCATTGCCGCCATACTTGAGCGCTGTGCTGAAGGATCCTGAGCGGCTGACTTTTGGCGAGGACGAATACAGCGGCGCCGGCGTAAAGCCGGGCCGGTGGGAGCCGCCGGAGGAAATCAGCGCCGATACCGTGAACATCGCCCGCGCCGCCATTGAGGATTACACCGCCAAACAGGCGCCGGCGCCGCTCACGGTGGTGGTGCAATGGCTTGGCAGCCTGATCAACGGGATTCCTCACGGCATGGCTGAGAATGCCTTGGGCCTCCGTATCGGAGCGCTTGCGGAGGCGGTGGAGGATTACCCGGCGTGGGTATGGACGAAAGACACCCGCAAGCTTGCCCGCGCCCGGTTTGACTACGTGCCGGCGGCAAAGGAGCTGATCGAATTTGCGGAGGAAATCACCGCCGGGCCGCGGAGCAATGCCGCCAAGCTCATGCGGATTCTGGACATTGGCGAGCGGCGCCGGCAACGGAAGATGGAGCCGGGCGAATCTCCGCGCCAAGCATCGGGTTGGGGGTGGAGCGATCCGGCGGAGATGGAGGCACAGCGCCAGTACCTCCGCGAGAAACAGGACCGGGAACGAAAGGAGCTTGCCGCGATCGTGAGGAAACAGGATCAGGAGGCCGGTGCGGCGCCGGCGCTTGAGCGGTTCCCGCTGGAAACTGATAAGGATTTCGTGGCGCGGGTGGTGGCGGCTATCCGGGCGTTTCTCGACAGGGCAACGGAGGTGATGAAAAACCCTCGCCATGGCCGCGGGCGCGGTGACCGTGGCGGCGCCGTGCCGCTGAGCAAGGTGGCCGAAACGCTCAAAGGCGGGAATAAGCCGCCGCGCCCGGATATCGCTGAGCGCGCCGCCGTGCCGGAGCCGGTTATGGGCGGCATCGATGACGGACCACCGGATTGCATCATTGATCCGGAGGCCTCGCCATGAAGCGCTCCGGCAAGGTGTCCGACCGGGATGCACTGGCAACGGTGTTCGCCGCGTGGGTGCGGCACAAGGATGCGCCATTCGTGGTGGACCCGAACAGCACCGACCGCAGGGAACTCAGCTACCCGGCGTTGCAGCGGGCACAGCAGCGCGGGTGGGTATGGTTCCGCGCCGCTGATCGGGCGGTGATCACCGTGGACGGAAAGCGGGCGCTGGCGCCGTACGGGGTGGTGGCATGAAGTGGGCTTACTACAACGAAATTGATGAATACTGCGTTGCGTGGCTGCGAAATCTGATTACCGCGGGGCTGATTCCGGATGGGGAAGTTGATAGCCGATCGATCACAGATGTTGCTCCCGATGATGTTCGGGGATTCCGGCAACAGCACTATTTCGCCGGCATTGGAGTCTGGGCGCACGCGCTCCGCCTCGCCGGATATCCTGATGACAGGGAGGTATGGACCGGAAGTTGCCCATGCCAACCCTTCAGCGGAGCCGGAAAGCGCGCCGGATTTGACGATGAGCGCCACCTGTGGCCGGCTTGGTTCAAGCTCATCGAGGAGCGCCGGCCTGTCACAGTCTTTGGCGAACAGGTTGCGAGTCCGCACGCGCTCGCTTGGCTCGACCTTGTTTGCGATGACCTGGAGGGAGCGGGTTACGCCGCAGGGGCGATCGATTTCCCGGCTTGCGGTGTCGGCGCTCCGCACATCCGGCAACGGCTGTGGTGGGTGGCCGACTCCCAATGCGACCAATGGCGACAAATCGGTGAGGACACTGGCGGGCGCGGAGGCGGAGGCGGAGCGGAAGGGCTGGAACAACGATCTTTGCACGGCGGCGCTCTCAACGGCTTCTGGAGCACCGCGGATTGGCTCCTGTGCCGGGACGGCAAACACAGGCCAGCTCAACCCGGCACACGCCCGTTGGCTCATGGGGTTGCCGCCAGAGTGGGACGCTTGCGCGCCTACGGAAACGCAATCACGGCTCCGGCGGCGGCGGAGTTCATAGCGGCGTTTGAGGAATGCAGGCCGTGAGGCCGGGCGGAGGGCAGGGCATGAAGGGGCATAGCGATGATGGGACCAATCACACCGGGCGAATGGTTCGTTCCGATCAAACCGACTGGCGGGGCACGGGCGGGCGCCGGTGTGATCATCGTGACGAACGCGCGGGGCGGCGATCTGATCATAGCGGATTGCACGAACCGGTGGATTCCGCAGGCGGAACAGCGGGCCAATGCCCGGCTGATGGCGGAGGCGCCACGGATGCGGGCGGCGCTCCGCATGATTGAACGGCAGGTGGGCGACCTCCCGGCGGGCAAATCCGCGGATGATCTGTACCGGATCGTGACCGATGCCATGAAGCTTTCCGGCATCGCCGCGGATTTGGGGGAGGATGCGGAATGATTGCGCTGGTGAACATCCTGGGATGGCTTGCGGCCTGTGTGTGGCTCACCGGCGGCGTGCTCATGGCGCTGGTTATGCTGGTGGGCCTGTGATGCTGGAGGGGGATACGATCGTGTGCGGCGCTGAGGATATCAACAGGCGCACCAAGGGCCTTGGCCTTGATTTCCACATGTTCCAGCATGTTTCCGGGCACTGGTGCCTCACCCATGCCGGCACCGTGGCGCTGTTCCTGGGAACCGACGAACAACAGGCGGCGCGTGATTGCCGGATGTTCCTGTGTGGGATCACCCATTGCGCACGCCACTACGCCACCCGCCCGGATGCCGTGCAAGCGCTCCGCGATCGGCTGGAGGAGCTGAGCGGCTTGCCGGCGGATAGGCAAGTGGAAATGCCCGGCTGGATACTGCGGTGAGGAGGGTGGCGTGACACTGAAGAACAGCGGGCTTTCGCTGGTGGAGCTGGCGGACAAACAGCGGGCGGCTTTGCTCAAGACCACGGGCAAGGGCAAGTACGGCTCAAAGCGGTGCGAGGTGGACGGCGAGCACTTCCACAGCAAGGCGGAGGCCAAGCGGTGGTTGGTGCTCCGCGATATGCAGCGCCGCGGCCAAATCACCGGCCTCCTCCGGCAAACCAAGTACCCGATCGTGGTTGGCGGCATTCATTGCGCCGATTATTACGCGGACTTTGAATACCACAAGAATGGCCGGTTGATTATCGAGGACGTAAAAGGCGTTTCTACACAGGTGTTCCGCCTAAAGAAACGCCTCGTGGAAGCCATTCACCGCGTGCGGATTACCGTGGTGCCGGCATGACGGATCATGAAGCGCTCAAGCGCTCGCTGGTGGGTGCTGTGCGCCTCCAGCACGCCACGGATGAGGCCTTGGTGGCGGAGCCGCGGGTGGTGACCAACGCCGGCGTGGTGGCCTCCTACGGCGCCCGCACGGTGTCTCCGGTGGAACAGGCATACCGCCGGCGCCTGATCAGCCACCGCCAGCACTTCGCCGCTGAGCGCCTGTATACCTCCTACGCCATCGGGATCATTGGCGTACGCCAAGCGCCCGCCGGCGTTTCGCCCACGGATCCGGGCGGCGCCATGGATGCCGCCGCGGCGGCGGCATCGGACTATCGCGCGTGCCGGGATCATATCGGTGGGCGGCTATGGCCTTGGGTTTACCTCTACGTGATTGAGGAGGAGCCGGCGGGCGATATTGCCCGGCGGCACGGAATCAACCCAACGGGGATGATGGAATTGCTCAAGCTTGGTTTGGATACCGCCGCTGATTTCTGGCGCCTTCCATGATTTACCGGGTTGACGGTCTTAAACCTAAGTGATACGTACGCCGTAGTATCCAGAATTGCCTCTGGAGCGGTTTTCGATTGGCCTCAACTCCCGCCAGCTCACCAGCTCGGCGGGTTTTCTGATTCTGGAGCACATGCCAAGAAACACCTACTACCGGAGCGCACACTGGAAAGCGTTGCGGGAGATGGCGTTGAAGCATTACGGGCGGCGGTGTTCCGTGCCCGGATGCCATGGCACCCAAGGCCTCACGGTTGACCACCGCTCCACCCGCCCGAACAGCGACCATCCCACCGCCGCGGATACCTTGGCAAACCTCCGGGTGCTCTGCAAAAGCTGTGACTCGAAAGTCAAAGAGCTTGCGAATGGACGGCGCCGCAATGGCGGCCTCCTGCCCGGCGCTGATCATCGCGGCTTTCCCGTAGATCCCTTAAGCCACTGGTACAGGAGCTAAGCATGGCTATCGAAAATCAGGCTGATTTGGCGCGCGTTGCGAAGCTGATCGAGGAGCTTAAACAGGCCGTGGGCCTAGTGCCCGTGGAGGGTGAGCCGGTGCCCGACGATGGCGCCGCGGCTCCGGCTGATGCTGGCGGCGATCAGTTCAGCACGCCGGCCTTGGCAACCGCCGCTCCGGCCTCCGTGCCCACGATCGAGCCGGTTCCGGAGGATCAGGTTCCGGATGAGGTGAAAGCGGCTGATCAGGGCGGGCAGGGCTGAGCATGACGGGCGCGCTCGCCAACGCCATCAACCGCCACGGTGGGCGTGAGTACGAGCGTGAGCGGCATGATTGGTATGTGGAGCCGTCCTGGTGCTGGGATGTGCTCCACGCCACCGCGCCGTGGGTGTTCAAGGGTACCGTGTTGGATCCGGCTTGCGGTGGGGGCACTGGCGTGGACTGGTGCCGCCGTCATGGCATAGAGGCCACCGGATCGGACGTGGTGGACCGTGGTGCGGCTGACTTCGTGGCTGACTTCCTTGCGCCGGCTTACACATGGCCCACGGATGCCGTGGTGAGCAACCCGCCGTACCGCCACATGGAGGCCTTTGCCCGCAAGGCGCTGACCGTGGCACGGCACAGCGTGGCCTTGCTGGTGCCGTTGCCGTTCCTTGGCTCACAGCGCCGCCATGATCTGTTCAACTCCACGCCTGTGGCCTCCGTGATCATCCTGAGCAAGCGGCCATCGATGCCGCCCGGTGGCCTTGGGATCAAGGCCACGGGTGGGAAGGAAGACTATGCATGGATCATCTGGCGCCATGGGCATGATGGCTTGCCGGCGATCCAATGGAGCATGCCGTGAGCGCATGCATTCCTCGGCGTGGGTGCATAGTCCCCACCTGGCGGCTCGCCGGCGGGGACTTCGCGCCTATGGTGGGACCATGGGCATGAGCATGTTGGATGCGGCTATGCCTCGCCGCAATGGCATGGGGTGCCACCAATCAAGCGCCATGCTGAGCGATGTGTGGCTTACGCCTCCGGATATGCTGGCGGCGCTTGGTGAGTTCGACTTGGACCCATGCGCGCCGGAGTGCCGGCCATGGCCTACGGCCAAGCTTCATTACACGAAAGCGGATGATGGCCTTGCCATGCCGTGGCATGGGCGAGTCTGGTGCAACCCACCCTATGGGCGCGAGGTGGTGCGATGGCTCCGCCGCATGGCTGAGCACGGGCACGGGACGGCGCTGATCTTCGCCCGCACGGAAACCGCCGCGTTCTTCGATGGCGTGTGGAACGCACCCACGGCCAAGGCCGCGCTGTTCCTTCAGGGCCGGCTATGGTTCCGCTTGCCCGATGGCTCACCAAGCAGGAACAACGCCGGCGCACCCTCCGTGCTGGTGGCGTATGGCGAGGATGATGCACAGCAGCTTGCCTCCTCCGGCATTGCCGGGCGCTTGGTGAGGCTCACGCATTGAGCCGCCTGGGCGATGCATGGAATGGGGTGGTGCTGGTGTCCATCGGCTCCGCGTTCGGGGCCGGGCTGTTGCTTGGCGTGCTGATCGGGCGGGCATGGTGATGCTCGCTCATCCGTGGGATGCGGCCAAGGGGGATGGGGCCTCAAAAGTTGAAAAGCTAGGAGGCTGCAAC